GTTGGATTACAATTTAATCAATGGGTATTTAGTATTACCCGCCAATTCGTCTCAAAGTTCAGTCTTTGTGATGGGCAACCAGGTAACTCCCTTGAGTTATGGTGAGTCAGGCGATCCTGACCTTCCAAGATTCTTGGAGCGGTACTTATTATTAGCAACCATTGCAGACTGGTACAAATCAGACGGCCAGTTGGAAAAAAGCATCCAGCAAGAACAAATGGCAGAAGAAACCCTAGCCCTCGAAATAGATCGAGTCGAGAGGCTGGAGGGAATGAATAAAATTTCGGTCAACACATACCCGAGCTACTCGTTCGGAGTTAACATTTTAACAACAGTATAAAATTATGGGATTATCAGGAGTAAATATTCTAAATGCAATGGGAGCCGGCGGAAGCCTTTACGCTAACGATACAGCGGCTCACGCTGGCACTTTCACATCGATTCAATTCACCGAGGACTCAGTTCTTTCGGCATACACTGGTAAAGTAGAAAATGTATCCGCTCTGATTTCGGACGGAACTACATTTTCGCAAGGCCAGGTAATTTATGGCGAATGCTCGAGCTTCACTTTAGCAAGTGGAGCCTGTTTAGCCTACAAATCCTAATGCCTTTTAACTGTCTAGGACTCTTAGTTGGGGACACCGATGCGGATAGTGCAGTCGGACCGCCCATAGACGGTTCATTGAGGGCAGAAAACGGGGCTTTTTTAAACACGGAAGACGGGAGCATTTTAGCTTTTGATTAAAAACTATGAATAAGAAAATTTCAGCATTAACAGCACTTGGGGCAACTCCAGCAGTCGGCGATATCATCCCAATCACGGATGTCTCGGACACCACAGGTTCAGCACAAGGTACTACTAAAAAGATAACAGTTGCCAACCTGGTAGCCGCCGCTCCACAAGGTGATTTGCTTGCATCCAATAATTTATCTGATGTTGCAAGTGCCGGGACGAGTCGTACGAATTTAGGACTAGGTACAGCGGCAACAACTGCAAGTACAGATTACGCAACAGCAGCTCAAGGAACTTTAGCAGATAGTGCTACTCAACCAGGTGATAACATATCGACTCTTACTAATGATAGTAACTTCATCGATTCATCAGGAGCACCAGTGCAATCGGTAGCTGGAAGAACAGGTACAGTCACACTTAGTAATACTGATGTTAGCGGACTAGGTACTGCGGCTACTTTAGATGTAGGAACAAGTGCTAATAATATCGTACAATTAAACGGGTCAGCACAATTACCTGCCGTTGACGGTAGTAACTTAACAGGAATAAGCACAGCAGTTGACGGCACAGCAGTCACCTCAACAGGAGAAACAGGAGCTACTAAATTTTTGAGAGAGGATGGAGATGGGACTTGTTCGTTTCAGAATGTTGTAGTTGGAGACGCAGAGTTAAGAGGCACGGACAATCCACACATAGGAGCGTTTCCTAATCAATCATTCTTGGTCACGGACAATCCAAGTAAGTCAGTAATGTTAGCTTCGGATGCTGATGGAACTTTAAATGTCATAAACTCGTTAGGTAAGTTTGCAATTGCAGTTGGGTTGTCAGTCTCAGAAGACTCAACAGAACCTGACATAGAAATTACCACAACATCAGGAACTTACTCTTTAATTACAGGTGATTCAGATGCTTTAGGAGTCAACGGCTTACCCACTAGGCAAGGTTTTAACTTACCCGACATAGGGGCAAACCCAGCACCAATCTTAATCAGCGGTGGAAGCATCGCTTAACTCAACTCTTAACTTATAAATTATCATGGCAACAGTATACATATCACCATCAGGAGCAGGGAACGGGTCCGGAGACTCTGAAATAAACGCAGTAAATTGGAACAGCGGAGCGGGGCTAGGAACCGCAGAGACAGCCGCTGGAGCAAACGGAACAATCATTTTTTTGGATGGCAGTTATCCCTTTGGTGGTAGCGAAACTTTTGATGGAGCCAGCGGGATTACTTACGAAAGCCAAAATATAAACGGGGCAGTCTTGGGTGATACAGGTACAAATCAACTATTAACCATAGGAAGTGCATCCGTTGGTGGGTTGACTCTCAAAAACTTCAAGTTTGTGGATCTTTATTTTTATGCTGGCTTAAGTTTACCTGTCAATTGTACTGTTGAAAATTGTTATTTGGCAGCCACGGTTGCAGAAGATTATACAAGTATAACTCCGAAAATAAAGGCTCAAGGGACTGCTGCAGGAGTATATCTTATATTTAAGAATTGTGTCATTGAGTACAACTGCAACACTTCCGCAGATCGCTTACTTCAAGGAGACGATTACAAACTTCTAGGTTGTACTAATTACATAACCACGGGATCAGCTACTAACATAGGTTGGTCTTATGGACCGCCAGCCGAAATAAAAAACTGCATATGGTTCAGCGATGATGATACTGCAATAAGTTCGACTACAGGGTCAGGGTCTACAGCTAGGGGAGACTTTGCGACTTACTCGACTTTTTCAAGCTTCTATCAAATGGGGTCAACCAACGACTCTGGCGGAACCGATAATCTGTACGACACTAATCCACTCTTTGTGGACTCTGCAAACGGAGACTATCGCCTTCGTCCATCCTCACCTTGCATCAACGCTGGAACAGCTTCTTAAGTCATGGCACAGCAAAAGTTAGGGCGGAAGGATTACTCCATAGCTGTTAAGACAGGGACGGATGCTAATAAGACGAAGTTTCAGAAAGAAGCCACAACAGGCGAAATGTATTTTGCGACTGACACTTTTAAACTGTACATAGCGACCACAACTGCTGGAGCTTCTGATGCAGTTATTAAAAGTGTGACTCTAGCGTGATCTACACTACCTTACTATTATTGGCGTTGTGCATGGCATCGTGCAGTTTGCGTTCTGTCTACCCAACGTTGGGAGGAGTGATTGGCGGAAGTGCCGGAACACTTGCGGGTGGCCCTGTAGTAGGTGGACTCTCTGCTGGTGCTGGCGTACTAGCTGGCGAAGCATTGAAGAACAAAGATGCCCTCATAGAAGCAGAAGAAAAGCTCGATTTACTTACACACGGAGATGTGAGCGAGCTTGTTGCAAAAGGCATGGAAAGTCACAAAACAGGTTTCGATGCCTTCACCTCCTACATAAAGAAAATTCTAATCGGAGCGGCCATCCTCCTCGGAGGTTACCTCGCCATTCCAATCTTTGTGGCAAAACGCACTGCCCGTCAATGCTCACAAACAGAAGCGATTAAGAATCAAACTCGCGCACCATTCCCCGTAAAACCACCCTCCCGAAATGAGAAATCTTGAATTACTAAAAGACAAGTTCATGGATATGTCGAAGAAAGGCAAAATGATAACCATATTAGCCGGAATTGTCGTTGGCATCATCATATTAGATTGGCTTTTCTAATGGACCGCACTGCACTAGCTGGATTCGGTGGATCGCTGGCAAGCATAAGCGGATCTTTCCATGAAATCATTGGTATTGTTGCCGGTGGGATGACTATCATTTACATGGCGGTAAAAATTTACCAGGAGGTAAAAAAGAAGTGAGCCGATATCGTTCATATGGCAAACTAGACGATCCATTCACATCGGAAGGGGATACCTTCTTTCTGCGGATGAATGCCCGATTGCGGCCTAACCAGTTAAAGCCCGGTGAAGTTGCATTGTCGAAAAATGGCCGCATGAATAAGGACGGAACTTGGCAAACTCGCAAAGGTTTATCCACTCTGTTTGGATCGATAACATCGGGGACAAATGCGATCCGATTGCCTTACATAATTTTGTCGGCTCAAAGGCAGAGCAATGTGGTAACCTTAATATTAAGCACCACACCTTCACTTTCTTTCATACCTGGAGAAGATTTTCATATTGATGATCTCGATGCATCAGTCGATGGAACTCGCACTTTAGCATCGGTCAATTTTACGACTAAGACTTTAACTTTCGCCAACAGCGGAGCCGATACTACTTTTACGATTAAAGGTGAGAATGTGGGAAATACTTCAGTGGTATCGACTGGCACATCAATCGGTACAACTTTAAATTTTACCCTCAACGATAACGGGGTAAACGAAGTATTCGGCTCGGCAGTCTTTTCGGATGCCACATCGAATAATGATGACTATATTTTTACCGCCACAGATACAACCTGTATCATTCTGCGTCTGAAAGACTCGGCACTTTTTAAGTGTCGGTATGAAGCGGGAGGAGAGTCTGTTGATGGACCGGTCCAAATGACTCAGGGACTCGGTAAAATGTATATCTTTCGTACTCGTCAAACAACTCTCGAGGCCAGCCCAGCAGTCCAGCGAGTGGATATATCTTCAGCCTCACAGTCAGGTCAGACGATAACAGTAAACACCTCAGCGGATCACAATCGAGTCGTTGGAGATTTTATTACTTTAACAGGACTAGGTGCTTTTACGGAAAATCCAAACGCTTGTTACCAAGTGGTGACCAAGCCTTCAAATACTCAGTTCACCGTCAAAATGGCAACCAGCCAAACGGCAACCTTCAATGTGAGCGGCGCACAGGTAGAATATTTCTTGGACTTTAGTAAAGTGGCCAATGGAACTTATACCGCACCGGTTTATCTTACCGACACTACCGCAGTGGCACAGGATGGAGTGGTAACGATGGATATCACTTCTCACGGACTATCCGCTGGGGATGACTTAACTATTCAGTCGGGGACTAGTCCATTCGACCTATTCGCTGACCAAAAAGTCAGAGTTACGGGAGCGCCTACAGCCAATCAATTTACATTTAACTTAGAAGTCGCAAATGTATCCCTCGGAGATTCCAAGACTTTAACAGTCAATAAACCTCTAGCAGTCGGAAAAGGCTTTATCCATCAGCCCGCCGCACCGTGGGGAATCGTACACGAGAGAAGACTATGGATGCCTTATTGGTATACCTCTGACAGTACTCCAGCGGACCGAGGAATAAGGGATGAAATCGTAGCCTCGGACATCATGGACTTCGATACTGTGGATGTAATCGGCAATCAGTTTAGGCCGTCTGCCGGGCAAAGTGATTACCTCGTTCAGCTTACTCCCTTTACCAAAGATTCGCTAGTAGTATTTAATCGTAAATCGATCCATCTGATGACAGGGATAAGCGGATCTCTTGCCGATGTTTCAACCAATGTGGTAACGACAGAGATCGGATGTTCGGCAAGAAAGTCTGTTGTTCAGGTAGCCAACCAAATAATGTTTTTATCGGACCAAGGTATTTACGCGGTCGAGTTCCTTGATGAATATAATTTGCGGGGGACAGGTACACCAATTTCCGAAACTATTCAGCCTTTTATCGACCGAATAAACCAGGACTATGTCCATCTGTCTTGCGGAGTTTATTTCGACAATCGCTATTGGCTTGCCTTGCCACTAAATTCTGAGAGCGGGGCATTAGCGTCAAAGCTAAATACCATCATCGTTTACAGCTTCTTAAACGGCGGATTTGAGTCGATTGACACAGTTAACTCGACTGAGTTCGCTATCCGCGAATTAATAGTCGGAAAAGAAGGTTCGCAAAATGCGTTATATTTAACAACCGAAGAGGGCGGAGTCCATAAAGTCGATGGATTTGAAGGAGGGGATGTGGTAAGCCTGACTGCTGGCCAAGCGATTCCCGCAACTATCCCAGTTGTTAGCCAGGTGACCACTCGCCAATACGATGCTGATTCGTTGGACAGGAAAAAATTCAGTCGGGCAGAGTTCCATATAAAAAGTGGAAGTGAAACGGTAACGGATGGTGATATTACCTTTATAACTGAAGAGCCCGACTCTACCTCCACAGCCACATCGGTCTCTAGCCTTATAGGTTCGACTTTACCAGCAGATGAAGATTCATCCCTTCGGATGAGGGTGAATAAACGAGGATTCGGAATACAAGCAGATTTTAAACCCAACACAGGTAGACCATTTTTAAGAGCAGTAAAAGTAGACGCTCAAATCACAGACCGAGCAACAACAAGCATTTCATAAAGAGGATAAACAAATGGGAGTAATTACGACAGGACAGACTTTTGCCAGTGGAGACCAAGTCACGGCAACAAAGCTAAACGATATTGCAAATGGTGCCACATTCACCTCGGCGGCAGATACGACTGATAATTCGACCCTTACTTTAAGTTCTTCGAGTAAACTAAAGGTAGCAGATGCCGGAATCACAGCGACCCAGCTTGCCACGGATGCAGTAATTACTGCAAAGATTCAGGACGGAGCGGTAACAGCCGCAAAATTGGCTCAGGCGGCTATAAATGCAATTATGCCTACTGGTTCAGTCATCCCGTTTGCGGGCCTCACCGCCGCGGGGCCTCCCGCCGGATGGTTATTTTGTGATGGCGGCCCTCAATTTCAAGCAGATGAGCCAGCACTTTTTGCGGCTTTAGGGACAACTTATGGATCGACTGCGACCACTTTTAATGTCCCCGACCTTCGAGGTCGAGTAGTCGCTGGCCGAGATAATATGGGAGTATTTGGGACGGCTGGTAGGTTAACAACTGCCGGCAGTGGATTGAATGGTACTAACCTCGGCGCTGCCAACGGACTTACTGAGACGCATACACTGACTATCGCTGAATTGCCGGCTCACGATCACAATTTGCCGGTCGATGGAGTCGGAGCGTTAAACATACAGAGTTTGACTTCAACGGCAGGCTCAGATCAAGGGTACGACGGCTCGGTCGATTCCGCCTCGACCGGCCTAGACCAAGCCCACAACAATGTCCAGCCCACCATGATTTTAAATTACATAATAAAGACTTAATATGGATATTCTACAGAAACTATTTAGCTCTCCCGAAGCATCAGCCGATCAAAAGGCACAGGCAGTCGTAAATTCGTATAACCAGCCCCGCCTTACCGCCTCAGAAAAGTACCACCTAGCACAGGGGAATCTCCAAGGAATGGACCCGAATGCGTATTTGGCTTATGCGAACCCCACCAATCCACCACAAGGAGAGTCCCTCGCATATATTAATGATGCAGAAAAGAAAATTTTAAAGAATGCCGGTGCATCGGGTAAGATGACCCCATCGGGCATTCCATCTTACGAACCTGAAGATCCCCTTCGCCAAGCCGCCGCCCTTCTAAATTCGGAAGCACCGGAGGGCGAAGGATTAGCGTACATTAATTCAGAGGAAGCCGATGTTTTAAAGGGATTAGGCGGGGCTGGTATACCTGTAAATTCTTCTGGAATCCCCTCATTTTTTGTTCTAGAATATATTGTCGGCAAGAAGGCAAAAGACTTTTTTAAGGGTGAGGAGGCTCCCGAGCTAAAAGATTTTGATTTTGGAAAATCAGCCCGAGAATATATTGATGCGATGGCAGACCCCTCGCTTCAAGACAAGCTACTCCAAATTCGCCAAACATATGACCCACAGTATCAAGATTTGCGGTTAAATCTTGCCCGCCGAGCCGCCGATCCGATGGCACAGTTAACGGAGGATGCGGCCATGCGTTCACAGGACTTCGGGGCGAGAATGGCAGAAAGACAAGCGGAATCAGATATTTCCATGATGGGGCGATTTGGGGCGGATATGAACGAGGCTTATCGTGCATCCGATCCGCTGATGCAAACCCGCACCCAACAGGCTAATATGTTAGCCGATCAGGCATTCAATGAGGCACAAATGACTGACCTATCGCCCGAGCAAAGAAGGCGAGCCACTCAGTCCGCCCGTGAAGGATTAGTCGCACGGGGCAGGGGAATGGATAATGCGGGCATTGCCGCTGAGGCGATGAGCCGAGAAGATTATTTAAGAAAAATTATAGGCGAAAGTCGAGACGATGCGATGAAGTTTGGAGGGTATGCATCGAATTTAAATAGACAGACATCAGTCGATCCACTGGCGATGCTTCGAGGGGGAAGTAATTACACCGCCCAAGGATTCGGCGAAAGGTCAGCACTTTTTGGAATGCCACAGGAATCGGCAACTCGAATAAATCCTGATGCTGGAGTAAACATTGGAATGCAAGGTTACGCTAACCGAGCCAATTTCGACCAGGCTAACTATGCCGCCCAAGAGCAAGCACGGACCGCAATGATAACAGGTCTTATGAATATGATCGGACAAGCGGGGGGTCAAGCAGCTTCAATGGCTTCAGCCGGAGCTTGTTGGGTCGCTAGAGAAGTGTATGGGGAGAATAACCCAGCTTGGTTATTATTCCGAAGATGGATGCTTAATGAGTCACCTAGTTGGTTTCGATCAGCCTACTTAAAGTTCGGTGAAAAGTTTGCGTTGTTCATTAAAAATAAGCCCCGTTTAAAGGCGATAATCCGCCAGTGGATGGATACTAAAATAGGACGATAATTATGGCAATCGGAGATACAGTTCAGGCGGGCTTAATGAGGGTAGATTCCTCGCCCATACTTTTAGCGGGTCAGGCACAGGCGAAAGCAAACGAGGCCTTTGGAAACGCACTCGGGCAAGTCGCAAAAGGCTATTTTGTCGGACAGGAAAAGAAAGCCCGTGCGAATGAAATTAAAGAGGAATTAATGCGAAATGGAGTGCCGGAGGAGGCCGCCGCTAACATCTCGAAGAATACATTTCTTCAAAAAGAACACGCTAGGAAACAGGAAGCCGCACAGCGGATGGAGATTGCCAAGATGCAAAATGCTACTTCCCGAGCAAACTCGGGTGCGCAATTGGCACAGAAGGCGGCTGAGATGGAAGCAGAAAAAGGGCGATACGATGCCGGACAGGATAAGATTAAACAGACGGAGGAAGCAATAAGTGAGGCCAATCAGTTTATGCGGACTCGACCTCAAACTGAAACCCCTGAGTTTTCAAATTTACTAGAACAGTTTAGCCCCGATCAAATACCAGGGACACCTGAATTTGAAGCAAAGGAATTATCCGAGCCAATGGGAGCAAGGCCACCGCTCATGGCATCCTTCGCTACAGATAAGCCAAACTTCGAAATGTTCAATGTCGGAAAAGCTCCAATAGAACAACAATTGCCCGAATCTTTCCAAGGTCAAGCTGGTCGTATTATTGATATGGCAGATAATGGAGAAATATCGCAACCGGCGGCAGACTTAGCATTAAATCGAATCCAAGCCCAAGCGATGGCCGAGCAGAAGGAAGCATATTCTCCCACAGAGCTAAAAGCCTTGAGAGAGCTAGAGAAACCGAATCTAAATCCCGGCGAAGTAGAAATAGATAAGTTGGTGGCGAAGGAATATTCGGAATTTGTAAACATGGGAGGCCAAGCCGCAGTAAATAGTAAAATTAAAAAGCTAGACGATGCCATAGTCGAGTTAGAAAAAGACGGGGATTTGACTGGCTGGATAAAAGGTAGTTTGCCCGAGAGTCTGAAAGCTCTTTTTAATTCAAAAGGTTTAAGCACGAAAGAAGCAGTCGAAAGTGTAATCCA